AACATTTCCCAATCTCTGATATCACCACTCAAATCAACTTCTTCAGCAGTCCAAAATGCGGCTTGATGTTTTTTATAAAATTCCCATATATCGTGATACTCGATGGGAAATATAACAAAACGGTTGGGGTTTTCTTTTAAAATTTGTTCCATAATTAATTTAATTTTTGATCTTTTTCTTTTCTTTTATCCATCAATTCTTTCATTCTTTTACGACGTTCTTCCTCTTTGTTTTCTTCATGACCCAAGAATGTTGTAGATGATTCAACATCTATTTCAAGCATCGCATTGTCAAATTTACAATTTTCAAAGATTATACCATCATCTCCGATACGAGATTTTGTAATGGCGATTGTTGCCAATTTCATTTCCTTTTGTTGTAATGTCTTAGCAACTGATATAATAACGTGACCAACTTGAGCTTTCTTAATAGAACCCCCCATTTGATCTGTGGTAACAACTTCGGAGGAGATACTTGACCGATTGCCTTGAGTTGCGGTCCATCCGGCCAAACTTAATTCGTGACACATCGCTTCAAATCCTCTCATAACCGAACCTTCCGACTTCCATTCATCTTCTAACTGCCTATCAGGTAAAACACAATCAATATAATCAAGTAAAACCATATCAATTTGCTGACCATCGGCAATTAATTTTCTTATTGAATTTTTAATCTGGTTCATAGATAACGTATCTGAAGCGTATTTTTGTAAAATTAGTTTATTTTTCATTGATCCTTCAACTTCTTTTACTTTATGTATCACTTCATCCTTTTTTACGGTCAAATCGTCAGGGTGGATTCCTGTCCATAATACGATGTGTTTTCTTTGAATTATCTTTGGGTTATCCTCAAAAAATATTTGAAGTACATTATAACCCAAATTAAATGCGTGATTTGCTATCTTAGTGAGTAGGGTACTTTTTCCAACACCTGTCGGGGCGAGTATAACACCAATCTCACCTTTAGCCAATCCACCTTTTAATAACCTATCAATACCTGGAACACCCATAGGGATTGGATGTCTATAATCCTCGTTTAAAACATCGTCCAGGTTTGAGAAAACATCCATAAGTGAAATTTCTCTTTCTCCGACTTGTAACGCATTTTTAAATAATTCCTCAATTGTGTCATAACTTTCAAACTCACCACCATCAATGATTTTCTGAGCCTTTGTCATGGCTTTTGAAACTTCTTGTTGCTTACAAAATTTCAAAGCCTTTTCTTGAACAAATTGAAGTCCTTCAACGTTAATATCTTTGATTTTTTTTATTGTGTCAATCACAACCTTTGCAACGGTTTCTTGAGGTAATTCGCTTCTTGTAATTTGGTTTATCGTTTCAAACGATGGTGATGCTTCGTACTTTTTGAAATACTCTTTAATCATTTGTAAAATGATTTTGAAGTATTTGTTTTCAAAATAGGTTGGTTCAATAACATCAATAATAGAATGGGCGAACTCCTTATCAATGACAAGTTGGTTAAGTAATTGTAACTGAAATGTTTGTCCTAAATATTCAAAATTTTTCTCTGTCGCCATATATTTTATCTTTGATGTATTGATAAATATTACACATCCAAACTATAATTCATATAATCAAAACTTAATTTTTTTGTTGAAAAAATCTCGGTTAGGGATGTCAGAATGGGTTTTAATTTTGGTCGAAGATCGACTGTGTATCTAACTTTTGGAGGATAAACCTTCGCATCCATGTACCTTGAATAAAGAATGTTTTCACCATTTTTAATGGTTAATGTAAATTTTTCCGGTCCATCCAAAAATGAAGTTTCCATAATATCAGGGTTTTCAAAAATCTCATATTGATTATCCATCATATAAGTCGCAGTTCTAACTCTAAGATTCTCACGAAATTCTGTAATAAACTCCTCAATAAATTCATGCAGATCGATTGAATTTTTAGCCTTTGGGTTATAACCCCTGACGTTAAAAAATCTTTGGACAATAATGTTGTCATTGACCTTCAAAAGGAATTCAAGTTTTGTAATTTCTTGCTCTTTCATAATTTGTTTTTTTGGTTTTTGAATTTGATTTTTTCTTTTCTTGTTAATTTTAAAATGGGTCTTAAAAACTCAACCCAAGCGTTATCATTTTTTGGTAGATATTTAAACAAACCATCTTCCATCATCATTCGAATTAAGTTCTTATATCCACGACCATCAGGGTCTAATGTTTCTTTATAATAATCTTGGACGATTTGTTTTGCGTTATCAGTTATTAGTGGGTTAGATAAGTCAATTATCTTTTCATTTATTTGAAAATATTCTTCACCATATATACCATCCTTTGTTTTTCCTGTAAGTAAATTTTTAAGTGCGACATTTTCTTTATCTTCTTTTAAAAGTGTTTCTGCTTTTAATAAAATATCATTAAATGATATTGGATTTTCAAGTATTTCGGGAAATAATTTAACCAATGTTTTTTCTCCGAGTAATCTAATACCATCAATATTATCTGAAGTATCACCACATAAAATTTTGATTGTTTTAATGTTATAGTGGGGAAATTCTAATTCCTTATTTTTAATCATATCACCCATCTTATATGTTTTTTTTGCGTTGGGTGAATAAACTGACACCTTACCTGAAATAAGTTGTGTAAGATCCCTATCCCCTGAAAAGATGGTTATTTGTTCGTTTTCTGCTATTTGACAATAATATGATATAAGGTCGTCGGCTTCATTATTATTAACCTCAATTTGTCTTACAAACATTTCTTCCAAATATTGTTTGATTCTTTCTTTTTGTCTGTAAAAAGACTCCTTTTTTTGGTCAGTTTCCGTTGAGGTTCTTTGTTCTTTATATTTGGGGTATATTAATTTTCGTGCGGATGAATTTGAGTCACCGTCCCACATTACAACTACCTTATCAAAATTTTGTTCTTCTATGAATTTACGGAGGGTATTTAAAAAATGATAAATACCTCCGATGTGCTCACCTTTGTGGTAAAACTCTTTAACCCCATAGAATCCTATCTTGAGCAAATTATTTGCATCTACGAGTAATGTTTTAGTCACTTTGTTATTTTTTTAATTGTTCAACAATAATTTTGTTACTTTTTTTCAAATTATCTTCCGCCCATAAAGGTTGAAGATTTGTGTAATGACATAATTTATATAGTTCCTCTTCTGTTTTAGCGGATGATAAAGGAATTATGTGGTCTATGTGCCATTCATTTCTATTTTCCCAAGTCATACCACTTACAAATTGTTTTTCTAAATGTTCTTTTAATTCTTGGGGGGAACATCCAATTATGTCAGTAGTTCTAGAATTATCCGATTTAACAATCCTGTTTACTTGATTTCTCATACTACAAGTTAGATTGAACAAGATATCTTCTTTTTTCCGTTGTTTATTATAATTGTTAATATAATTAGGATTTTTTTCTTTGAATCTTTTTCTTTTTTCTAAAACTTTATCATAATTATTAACCTCCCATATTTTACGATATTCTTGATAATAAGATTTGTTTTCGGAATTCCATTTAGAATTGTATTCTTTTATTTTTTCTTTATTTTTAATCTTATATTCTTTACTTCCTATTCTTTGACACTCTCTACATTCAGCCTTTCTCCCATCTTTCACTCTAGAACATACATTATATTCCGATAATGGTTTATCAACAGAACATTTACTACAAACTTTTGTCTCCATTTTTAACATAATCCTTCAATAATTTATTAACGAGGGAAGAAAGATTAATTGACTTGTCTTTAAAGTATTCAGGTAATTCAGGGTCAACAGAAACTGCTATCTTAACCTTCTTCTTATCATCATTAATTTTTTTTCTTCCCATATTAATAAATATCTGATAAATTTAAAAAAGTATAAAAAATACTACTTTTTATTCTTCAAAAATATCATCATTACTTTCTTCAATATTGTAATCTCCGCCGCCCAATTTTTGAACCCAATAATCTGAATACTCTTTTTTGTATTTATCAAGAGCCTCCTTAGTGTCTGAAATATAACCATTATGAACTGCCAAAATTTTACCATCCTTATAGCCGAGACCGTTTATATGATTTTTCAAAATTGATATTCTTGTTCTGATTGCAAAAGAAACTTTTCTCCCATTTTTGGTCGCATCAATATGATTAATACCTGCCTTTTTTTGTTTACCGAATAAAAAAACTAATGATGATGCCAACCATATAGCTTCACCACCTTTGGCACGAATTTCTGGTTGAGACATAGGTGATGTCATATCTACATCAGTCCAAGGTTGGTTTACAATCACCATAGTGTTATAAAAAGGATAATCTTCTTTTCGCGATTTTGTTATCCTAGAATGTATACCCATACCAATTTTATCAGCTAACACACTGGCGTTTGCCATTTTACCTCCACGACCCTCAAATGTCATTTTACACGGAACACTACCGATACTATCAAATAAAAATACCAAGTTATAAGGTAAAGTACCTTCCTCTTGCATATCCAACAATTCATTAATATAGTCAGTTGCCTGTTCAATATAATCAAACGAATCGTTAAATAAAAAATCACCATCCCAACTTCCATCATCTTTTTGATGTGCATTGACACCCAATTCGACTGCGTGAGACCAACTCCACTTTCTTTCAGTTATAATAAAAACAGGTAAATGCCCCTTTCTTTGGACATCTGCCGCAGTCAATATAAGAGCAGTCGTTTTTGAAGAATTTGTATGACCTAAAAACATGTTGATTGCCCCAGCTGCTGGACCGGGTAATCCACAAGCCTCCATAAAGGCTTCACCACAGTTGTAATACAACTCCGGTTTATACTTTGTACTAGTAGAGTATTTATTTTTTATTGTCTCTAATGAGAACTCTTTCTTCTTTAAAGCCATATTAAATTTCGTATTTGTAAAATTGTTCCAAGTTTTCCAACTTGTCTTTTGCGTTTGCTCGTTTCTCAATTAACTTGTCCATTTCTTCAATATGTTGCGGATGTTCTCCGATACCAACAGGATTCGTAAAATAAACAAGTAATGATGCTTCTGAGTCCAACATTTCGCTCTCGTATTTCTTTTTAAGAGCCTCATACATTTTGTTCTTAATTTTGTCCATTGTTTTTTTTTTAAAAAAAACTCTCAAGGACAAAATGTCTTTGAAAATGTCCTTGAGAGTTATAAGTTAATAATTAAAAAGGTAAATCCTCGTCAGGTGCGTCCATTAACTGTGGATCTTCAACTGAAGCGGAACCACCTACTGATGTTGTTCCAACTGATGAATCACCATAGACATATTTGCCAGCATCTGAATCCCAACGTGGAGTTTCACCACGAGCAATTGCTTCTAAATAATCTTCAGGTTTTTTTGAGTATACGTCAGCCCAAGTTAACTCATCTTCCAACCAAGATTTTGCGGTATCAGCATCTTCGTGAAGTGGTTGTGGGTCGTCGTACATAACCGCTTGAATAACGGTGTAAGGTTTTCCGTTGTTTGCCTTTGTTTTGGTAAGTTCCAATATCAGGTCACGTCCTTTTTCAGAATCGGTGATATCTCCTTTTGCTCTCCAAATAGGAATAATCTTGTCCAAGATACCTTCTTTTTTGTAATTGTGTTTAAATCTCCAAAATTTCGGACCATCTTGCTCAGCATCTCTATCAATTACCTTTACAATGTAAAATAACCTTGACCTATAAGAACTCGCAAGTTTTTTATCCGCTTCTTTACCCGTTGAACTAAGTTCCTCATAAAGCTCGTTAAGTGGGGAACGCTCGTTATCGTTTTTACCAGGATCGTAGAGTTTAACCCATTTTCCATCTACCTGAACTTCGTGATACCATACTTCTTTGAAGGGGGAGCTTCCATCAGGTGTTGGTAAAATACGAAGTCGTTTTTGTCCTTGATTTTCTTTATCGCCAAGAACGGCAGCGAAGTATTTTTTCATTCTCTCGTCTTGACTCATCTTTGAGCCTGAAGACGAACTTGACTTTTGTTGTTTTTCATACTGAGCCAAAACAGCATCCATTGCATTTGTCGCCATAAATTAAAATATTTGATTGTTAAATTGTTTAAGAAATATAAGTGTTTTAAATAGGTTGTCAAATAAAAAAAGGGTATGACAAGAAAAATCACACCCTTAAATTATAATCAATATTTTTATTTTAATTTTTAAAAATCCCTAACATTTCTGGCCATTCCCTAACATTTCGTAATGGTCTAACACCTCTAAATTCGTATGCTTGCTCCAACCAGTCATTTATAATCAACTGAACCTCAGCATAGTTAAAGTTAAAAGACTTTTCCAATTTTGACCAAATATTACTATCACTTATCCGAACTACCTTATTTCTTTTGTTATATTCCATTAACACCCTATTTTTAGAATCAACATAAAATAATGAATCCGGATATTTTTTAATTTCTTTTGGTGTTAAATTTCCAAATGATTTTGTTAAATATAGCTTAACAACTCTAACTAATTTTGGTCTATCTATTATTATGTTCATTATTTAACCTCAACAGGTCTTTCATTACCAGGAAAATCTCTGAAACTGTCTTTAATTTCGGATGGAGAAAAATCTTTTACCTCATCAGTTGTTAAAATATATTCATTTTTACCTGATTTTTCCATTTCTTCTTCTTTATCTACGAAAAAATCTGAAAGTTTTTGATTATATGGTCCCGAATCCAAACTTCTCAATTCTAATTTTTCTTGCGCGGTCTTTGGTCTATATTTTTCAACTTTTGCTTCTAATGAATCAATTTTTGAAACCAACTTATCCATTTCTCCAAGTTTTGTTTGTAAATTTTCCAACTGTCCAAACAAATTATTAAAGTATTCTTCTTGCTTTGTTTCTATTGATTTTTGAGATGTAACCAAATCTGTAATATCTAATTCTTCTGTTGAATCTCCCTCTTCTGATTCCCCTTCAGCACCTACTTTTTCAACATCAGGATCTGTTTCTGGATTAATTGGTTCTGTGTCTGCCGGTGGAGCTGGAGGTACCGCACCTTCGGGTGCTGGTGGAGGTACTTCTCCCCCTAATGGTGGAGCGGCCGCCGCGGGATCTGCAGGCGGAGCGTCAGCCGGTGGTGGTGCGTCAATCACTTCTTGTTCATAGATATATCTATTTATTTGATTATATCTTCTTAGTTCCTCTAATATTTTTTTATCTACACTCATTTTTTTAACCATTTAATAATTGTTTAATACCTTTTGCAGTTTCAACCTGAATTTTTCTAGATTGATTTACGGTGTTATCAACTCTCTCAATAAGACCGTCTTTTATTCTAATGGTGTAACATTCACCACTATCAAGATCACAAACTTGTTTTGATCCATTACCTAAATCTTTTTCTGACACCCTTGTGGATTTGCCAAGGTAATTGTCCAATATTTCTTTAACTGTGTTCATAATTTTTTTTATTTATAAATATCACCAAAAGATGAAAATCACAAATTTAAACTTTGAGCTAAAACAATTGCTTCTTTAATT